ATCGGTGAGGGGACTGTGGTGATCCCGGCTTGTTGTGCGGTAGCTGCGGGCATTAGACATTCCAATTGCCGTCAGGGATCGACCACGGCCCGATGAAGAACGGGGTCTTTTGAGGCACGAGGGAGAGCACCGGCGCGCCCACGTCTTTACCCTTCAGGGCCTCGTACATCCGCTGGAAGTCGCCCGCCGCAGCCGAGGAGTCGAAGCCCTTGAGCTGCATCCACTTGAGCTTGGTGTACTTGACCATCAGCCACGGGTTGTAGAGGATGACGTCCCCGTCCGCAACTACCATGGTCGCATTCGCATCCGGTGTGCCCGCCCCGATGACCCACCGATCGGAGACGTACTCCATGGAGAGTTCCCAGAGACTGTCTCCGGTCGGGGTCGGGAAGATGTTGAACTTATTGTCCATGACCCGATAACGCATCCGGGGGAAGGACGCCAGGAGACCGCCCTTGAGCCAGGCCCACTCGGCGGCGCTCTTGGGGCCCAGGAGAGGCCAGTGGTTGGTCGTATCCCACTGGGTCTGATCGATGAAATAGGCCCAGTCGGGAGGCAGGGGGTACTTGTCCTCGCCAGCGACCAGGGTGATCTTGAACTCTTTGTGGAATTGCTCCCACGGGTAGTACATGTTGAGTTCGTTCCCCGCCGAGTTCACCGCCGCGAGGAGCTGGTTGATCTGTACCGCCTCATTCGACTCGGGATCGACCAACGTGACCACTTTAGGCAAGCCCACCTCTCCGGCCACCTGGTTGATGAGCTGGAGGGCGGGCCAGTATTCCATGGTTTACTTCGGCTTGAGTTGCATTCCCTGGGGAGCCGGGGTCGTGGGGGTCTTGGGCTTGTTCATGGCCTCGAAAGCCGCCGTGAGCTCCTCGACCTTGCGTTCGAGGACCTGGATGTGGTTGTCGCGCTGTTCCAGCTCGGCTTGCATCCGGGTCAAGGGAGCCTCGCCCGCCGCCGCTTCCAGGTACTTCTTGGCGCGCTCGCGCAGCTGATGGTTCCCCATGAACTGAGAGGCGTTCGCATCCGAGAGACCGGCCAGCTGCTCGACCGTACGCACGTTGTTGTGGGCCAGTTCGGCCACCTGGGACTTCGTGATCCAGGGCAGCTCAGAGAGGATGGTCCCCTGGAGGAACTCCGGGTTGTTGTCGGCCTTCCAGCGGTCGTACCGCTCCTTGAAGCGGGCCTTGTAGGCGTCGTCGAGGGGAGCCGTCAACACGTCGCGGGAGCCCGGGATGATGATGGAGATGTACTCCATGTCCTGGTAGATCGGACGACCCTCCTTGGCGGAGAGGTAGTCCATCTTGAAGGGACGAATCTCGAACTTGACCGCGAGCTTCTTGTCGTCGGCGTACTGCTTGCCGTCCTCGTAGGTTTGGTCACCATCGTAGACGTTGGAAGAGAAACTCATTTGTATTCCTTAGGTGAATTGATTACGGGGCGACGGTCCACGTACCGGCGGCGACCCCCCACACCAGCACGTCGCCGATGTGGCCGATGGCCGGGGTGCCGTCAGCGGCAATGAGGGCAGCGCGCTCGGGCGGGGTGACCACTTGGTCCTGACCCGCACCGATGTGGCCGTTCTGCATGAAATTGGAGTCAGCCCGCAGCGCGACGCTGGTTCCGATCATGTCCTGAACCGGCAACACCTTGCCCTTGGAGTTGATGTTGTTGATCGTGGACGATCCGTAGACTGCGGGCATGACGTTCTCCTCGGGTTACAGCTTCGGGGTCGCGGTCGGGGGCGACGGCGGCAGGGCGTTGCCCGGCTTGAGCGACGGGTCGATGCAGATGTAGCGCCAGCCGACGCCGGGGATGCCGGCGATCACCCAGAACTTGCCCGTGGGCAGCGGCAGGCTGTTGTCCGGGTTGCCCGGCGACGGCCAGATGGTGCCCGGAGGGACGTTGACCATCGGCGGGACCGGCTGGACCGGATTGCCGGGGGACAGCGGGGGCCAGATGCCCACGGAGCCGGGGGGCACCGGGGGCAGCGAGTTGTCCGGGACGCCGGGCAGGTCGGGCAGGCCGTTGTCGGGATGACCGGGGTGGCCAGGGCGCGGCAGGGAGTTGTCCGGGCGACCATCGGGACCGTCGAGAACGTGGAAGTAGGCAAGAGACATTGTGGTTTCCTGAAGGGTTGAAGAAATGGGGGGCCGTAGCCCCCGGGGTCACTCGAACATCTTGCCTTGGAACTGCAGACCGCTGGCGGTCAGGTTCCCGGCCCAGGCGAGGATCTGAACCTCGGCGTCCTGGTTGACGCTGTACCGCTTGTTCGGGTTCAGCGAGACCATGTTGCGGTCCTTGTGCGGGCGGTACTTGATGTACTTGGTGTTGAGCATGTACATGTTCTTCACCGGCATGCCGCCGCCGATACCGCCGTCCAGCACCACGTCGGCGTCCATGTACTTCAACGCCATGAAGCCACGGGTCGCGGCCTCGCTGGACGAGAAGCGTTGTTGCGCTTGCAGGCTGGCGACGAAGTAGGCCCAGTAGGCGTTGTCCATCAGGATCAGGTCGGGCCGGTCGTTGCCCCGCACCAGCGATGCCCAGAGGGCATTCATGTAGTCGCCGATGTTGTCCTTGGTGGTCGCGGCGCCGCCCGTGGTCGTGGCCTTGAAGATCTTGTTCCGCCAGAACTGCCACGTACCCCGGTCGATGCCGCCGACGACACCCGTGGACGGGTCGGTGGCGACCTGCTTGGCGAGGCCGTCGATTTCCTTGCCGCCGCTGCCCGTGCCGTCACCGTACAGGCTGATGGCGATCAGGTTCGCCATCGAGGACTCGGCCACGCTGATGCGCGACTCCAGCAGGTCGATCATGCGCTCCGGGCCGGAGTTCATGAGTTCTTCGAGGCCCGAGATGGTCACGGGGCACGCAGCCTGCTTCCACTGGTACTCGGCGGCGCTGATGACATCCTGCGCCGCGATGGGCAGGGTCTCATAGCCCGAATAGAACCCGGCGTTGCCGTTGGCGGCAAAGCTCAGTTCCTCCATGATGGTGTTGCCGCCGCTCACGGTCTTGATGTTGCCCCGCTTGGACATCCACGTCAGAACGGCGTTGTTCTTGGTGACGTTGTCCGCGATGATCTTGTTGCGCGACTGGATGGTCGTCGCGATGATGTCGCTGATCGCTGCATTTGCGAAAGCCATGGTTTACTCCTGAGGTTGAGACAATTGCGGTACTTCGGGTTTCTCACTGAGCAAACCGTTCTGGTCCACGTAGATCTTCATCATCCGTGGGGTCGGGTCTACTGCAAGGGCCACCCTAGCGGCCTCAGTTAGCGGCTGGTCGTTGGGGCCACGGTTCGCTGCGAAGTCGAAGATGAGCGTGCTCATCGTCCACTCACGGCGTTCCACGCGGCCTCAATGGTGCCTCTCAAGTCGTCAGGCGTAACCTTCTGCCTCAATCCGGCGGGGGAACCGTTGACAGACAACGATGCCCCAAGAGAGCGGGTAGCTTCAGCGTTGGACCGTTGGTTGCGCTGTTGGGCCACTCTACCTTGTTCCGCCGCCTGGGCGTCGGGATTCATAGCGACCGCTCGTTTATACGCCTCTTCTGGCGATAAGTAAAGCCTTCTTTTTTGCCCAATCTCGATCAGATCGGCCATGTCCTGGCTCACGATGTCGAAGTGGGGGAACTTCTCCTTGTCCGCGGCCATGTCCTCAATGAGCTTGACCTGACGTTGTTGCTCCTGTTGAGCCGCCTGCTCCCGTTGCTGTTGGGAGGACTGGACGAACTGCTGAAGGGGAGCGACCCGCTCCTGGATCATCCGCTCGATGATCGCCTCGGGCTCATTGGTGATGTCGGCCCCGGTGATCGCCTGGTCGAGCATGCGAATGTCGATCCCGTAGTCCTTGATCATCTTAGCCATGAACGTCGCCCGTTCAGGCATTGGGGCTGTGGCCAATAGGGTATCGGCCGACATCAAGTTGGTTACCACTTGAAGGGGGTTGAGTCCGCTGTTAGCGTATCGTCCTCTGAACGGCTGGATCGCTTCTTGGAACGTGCCCGCAAACTTTCGAGCGTGTGTTGATTCGCCAAGTGCTCGGGTGATTTCTCTTTCTCGCCGGTGAATTTCCGCCCTTGCGTCAGGAGGGATGTGCTCCCAAGCTGCCCGGATGGCGGGCTTCCAACTTTTTGGAGCGCTCTCTGTCGAAGGAGCTTTGGTACCGTGTTGCTCGGGCTCTTCATGGCTTTCCTCCTGTTCGACGGGGGACGTAGCGGCGTCAACTTCCTCTTGCGTAGGGACCTCGGCCCCCTCGGGCTTCGCCTTGGGTTGGAATTGGCCCTTATTCTCTAGGGGGGCCAGGGTCCGCTGGGGCGGCGTGTCCCGGTCGGGCGTGGACTCAAATACCGGAGCTTTCTCAACCGCAGCGGCGAGGGTGTCCCGGAGTGACGGCGCTTCTGGTGCCGTTTCGACAGGTCGCTCTTGTACTTCATTGGCCATCTAAGTATCCTTTGCGTTTAGCTGATTCAATTACTGCTTGCCGAATGGCCCTCCGATCTGGGGGAGGGGCCGCTTGTCGGATGTCCTGGGGGAGCCCCACGAGATCACGATGATTTACCACGTCATGGCGACGGTTGTGCTCGCGCATGCCGGTCTTGCCGGAGTATAACTTGCCGTCGATCGGGGAGCGGAACACTTCCTCATCCCCGAACACGCTGGGGCCCATGGGCTTGGCCCCGAGGTACTCCATGTGTTCGGAGGTGCCCTTTTCGATGCGGCGTCCGTCAGGGGTGTATATCCAGCCAGTCACGGCGCGTTGTCCCTGTACTTGATGCCCACGAGGGTCATGTCGGCGGTGTCGATGCCCGTGGAGTCATAATTAACAGTCAGCTTTTCGTCCACCTTGGTCAGCACCCGCACCGGGCGCACCCCGATGTCGTCCGCGACGCCCAGATGGCAGATGATAGGCCAGATGACGATGATGTCATCGACCTCCACCTTGTCCATGTCCTCGTTGCGCATCGTGAAGCCCGTCTGGACACCGTTGACCACCGAGGTCAGGCGCAGGAACGAGACGTTCGCAATAGGCGGCGCCGGAGGCGGATTCGGGTCCACGTAGGTCTCCCCGTAGGGCGGCACGGGGTAGAGCGTGTTGGCCGCATCGACCTCCTCCTGCGTCAGAAAGCGGTCGGCCCCCCGTGGGATGACGGTGGTGCTGAACGGGGCATCGTTGGGGTAAAGAATCATCATCCTGCTCCTGTACTGTCCCACTTGGTCCCGACCGCAATCGCGACCCACGCGCCAGACTGGCGCACATACATCTTGCCGTCCAGCGGGGCATCCGGCAGGCTGGCGACCGACTTCACGAAGGCTGTGGTGGCGAGTCGGTCGGAGTTGTCCGAGGCCGCAGGTGTCGGAGCCGTTGGTAGACCGAGGAAATTCGGGGAGTCCAGCGGGGCGCGGCTCGTGTCAACAGGGTGCCGGTGATTACCCCGAGCCCAAAGAGTAGAGTTGCCGCTAGAAGCAACTCCGTCCATGACGGGTGCACCGTTGAAGGCCTGCCCAAAGAACCAAGCAGAGTTGATGGCGAGGTCTGACGAGTCATCGACGGGTGGAGTAGGGACACGGACGGCTCCTGAAAAGATCGGGTTGGAAAGCGGGGCCTTGAGGTTGAGGGCCGCGATAAGGTCCGTCTGGGCATTCATGTCCCCGCCGATGTTGCCCCATACGGCATTCACATCGACCGGAATCTGCCACGTACCGTCGCCCCGGAGAAAATAGCTGGTCAGCCCGTTCGTATTGATGAGCGCAACATCGCCGAACGGGGGAACATTCAGCAGGTCCGCGTACTGACCAGAAAACCCGACCGCCGAAATGGCTGTGGACAACGGTCGAGCCTGCAATTCATCCCAGAGGTCGGCTTGGTTGCTCAGGGTCCCGATGATCGAGCCCCAAGCATTCAACTCGGTGGAGGCGAAGTTCACCCAGACACCCGTGCGGCTGAGGAACTGGGTGGCTGCCCCCGGCGTGTTGGCCGCCGCGATCTTAACGGCAAACATGTCCCCCATCCCCAGCGCGTTGGTACGCGCTGGGTTGCCCGGAGGAGGTTCCACCAACGGGAACTCGTCCATCCAGTTAGTGACGGGGGGCAGGTTGCTCACGGTGCCTCGACGGGGTACTTCTTGTTCAGATAGGCAACCTCATCTGCGGTTGGGAAGCGCGACCAGCCCGAAGGGACAACGTCCTCCGAGAACGGCGCATCCGACGCGGCGGCGGCGGGCAGGCCCGGAGGGCCTTGGTCCGCAGGATCGCCCGCCTCGGCGATCTGGGCCTCGGTCTTCACCGTGCCGTCCGGGTTGTACTGCACGTCCGGGTTCGGCGTTGCCGGGCCGGACTCCGTGCCGACGACGGGTTGGGTCGATGCCTCGGGGGGCGGCGTGTAGCTCGGGTCGTCGAGGCCGGTGTTGGGGTTCAATGGCATGGTTTACTCCTTCTTGGGTTTGGGTTTCGCGGCCGCTTGCGCTTTCGTCTGTTGGACCTTGGCGGCGGCCTGCTCAGCGCCTTGTTCCAAACCCTGCTCGTGTTGTTGTTGGGAGAACTCCAGGTCCTGCTCGCCCTTTTGACGGTTGAGATCGGACTGAACCATGGCGTCCTGGGCCTTCTGAGCGGAGACCTGCTGGTGGGTCTCCATGTCGATCTGGTTCTTCTGGATCGTCGTCTGGAGGTTCTGTTGGTTCTCCTGGGCCTTGAGAGCCATTTCCTCACGCTTGAAGGCCATTTCTTGCTCCTTCATCTGGCGATCAAGCTCCATCTCCTCGCGGCGGAACTGAATCTCCATCTCGGCCTTGCGCTGGTCAAGTGCGGCCTTCTGCTGTTCGAGCGCGGCTTTCTGTTGACCCTCGGCCTGCTTCTGTTGGCCTTCCATCTGCATCATCTGCATCTCGGCCTGAGCTTTCTGCTCGGCGGGGTCCGGCTTGGGCGGAGGCGGCGGCTTGCCTTCCAGGAGGGACAGATTCTTGTCGATCATACCCTCGATGTCGCTGGCTCCCTTGAAGCCGGAGATGCCCCACTTGAGGAGCCCCATGATAACCGGCTTCATCTCTGGGATCTGACCAGCGATGGGGAGGGCCTGAGTCATGTACCCGGTGACCGCGGACATGAACTCAATGCGGTCCTTCTTCTCCGAGTCATAGTCGGCCTGGGCCATGGAGTCCTCTTGGACCTGTACCCGCCACTTGAAGCCCGCTTCGGACTTCAGGAGAGCAATTGCGTCTGGGACGAACAGGTCGTTGTCCGTGTAGACGATCCCCGAGCGCCGGATGAGCGTGTCCGGCGTATAGTGCTTAACAGAGATTTCGGCCTTGATGCGTAGTATTTCTGACGCAAACCGGGCGACCTCATTTTGTAGTTTCTTAATGCGGATGCTAGCGAATTGAGCCTTAATTTGTTGAGCACCAAGAGTTTCACTAGCTTTACTAGCTCCACGGACGATGTCGGCGATGCCGGTGAGCTCATAAATCTGACCTTTGATACCGTCCCGGGCCTCATACAGACGCTGAAGGGCCGTTACAATCTGGTCGAGGGGGAGCCAATCCACTGCCCCCTTCATACCACCCTTCTCTGAGAACTGGGCCCAATTGGGGACGGGGATCATCGTGTTCTCATTGCCCGTCAACATCGCCTGGAGGGAGTTGACGGCCGACTGGTCGTAAACACCTACGACCTTACAGGCTTGGACGAGCAAGGAAATGCGGGCATTGACAGTGTTGAGCTCGGAATACTGGTCCTGAATCATGTAGTAGTCAGGACGGGGCACCGTAGAGGTGGTCGTGATGTTGGCGAACATCGGCTGGGGGACAGGCTCAAACGACTGAAGTTTGAGGAAGTCGTCACGCGTGTCGAGGAGCGCGGTGGGGTAGCCGGGGGCGTACCAATGGACCTTGCGGGTCGTCCGGTCCCAGATCTCGTATACAGTGGCCTTCTTGAAGACCTCCTTGGAGAATTTGGCCCCGTCCGCCGTATGAGAAGAGGAGGTGTGCGACTTGAAGACAGAGTAGTCCAGGGAAGTCAGCTTGGCCTTGTCCTTACCGAACCGCTTCGTCAGCTGCTCACGGGTGAGGTAGATGCGACGGGCGACCCACCTCCGCTCGGAGTAGATGCGGCACGGGGACCACAGGAAGTCCTTCCAGTGTACGTAGTCAACTGCGACCCGCTGCTCTGTAATGCGCTTGAGGGGAATGACCTGACCCGGGGGCGAGGGGTTCTCGTAGGATGGGGACTCCGAGGCGGGGAGCACATCAAACCCATCGTAGGGGTGGTCGGCGTGGGGTTGTGTCCCTTGGGCGTCATTCGTAAGCGTGCCGCCGTCAGAGGTAGGGATGTCCTCCGTCTCCGTCTCCAGACGAAGCCACGCTACGCCCATACCGGGGACCAGGCGATCCTGGACCGCCTGTCTCATGACGGAGTCGAACTGGTCCTCGGGGTCGTTGAGGTCCTGTTGAAGAGACCGCTCCAGGACCAGGGCGGCAACCCGGGCGACATTGTCCTTGTAGTCAGGGTAGCGCCGGGAGACGGACGGCTTGGGGAGCTGGGAGTAGAGGGCCGACTCAAGGATGTTTGTGTTGGCGTAGTAGATGTTGAACCACTTGAGGTCGGCCGTGACGGCCGGGCGCTCATCGAGGAAGCAGTCGTTGGCGGTGTCTCCGCGCTTGTGGAACTTCTCCAGCTCCTGCTCAGCAGCCTCAATCTCCATTGCCCAGAGGGCTCGGGGGGACAGGTCGTCGGGGGACTCTACAGATGAGGCGGGGGCGACAAGGGATAGGCCGGCGGTGGTCATGGGTTAGGTCATGAGCCTATGGTTGGGAGTGGCCCGGTCGCTGTGTAGGGTCTCCAGATTATAGCCTGTAGCGGGCCTCCATACACGGTTCTGGGCGGCCCGCTCGGAGACTACCCTATTATCGCTGGAAAGTCTAGTTTGGTAGTCCTCTGGGAGCGACATGGCTAGATAGCGCATAGCGTCAGCGTAGTCAGATGACCAATCGTGTACCGGCTTGTCCGAGAAGATGAGCAGATCCTCGTCCCACTCGCGGTGATATGTCTTGAGGGCCTCTACGAGATCACCACACACAGTTGTGCCCAGGGGGTCGCTGGCGTCGAAGGGGGTGTTGTCTATGAGGAGGCGGGGGAACAGCCTGCGGACGGCCGAGATACCGTCGTGTACGTGGTGATTGGGGACAATCCGGGGGGTCAGATCGGAGCTGAGGAACTGCTCGACGATGGAGCGGCCTGTCTGGAGGTTCTTGGCCCGGGCGTCGTGGGGGAGCCAGATAGTGCCGATCTTGCCCTGAGATTGGGAGGCGAAGGAGTGTAGAGAGTCGATGTGGTAGAAGATGTCCTTGCCCTTCGTGGCCTCTACGTTGACGATATTGACCGTGCCTTGGAGCGGGGGGAGCTGATAGGCAATGCGTACCGTGGAGTCCGTGAAGCCAAGGTCGTACACAAAATGGGTGTCGAGGAACGGGGAGTAGAGTGAGGAGGTGGGGAGGCGATTGTCGGCGAATAGCTGGTTGATCTCGTCCGCGTAGATGGCTCCCTTGAGGGCCGAGTCAAAGGAACACTCGTACTCCTGAGCGTACTCCTCGGGGTCCATGTCTCGGCGCAGGTCGGCGAGCTCAGAGGGGTGGATAATGCCGCTGGACGAGGCCCGCAACATCGTGAGGTGATAGTTGAGGGGGTCCTTAAGCGCCTGCTTATACAGGTCGTAGAAATGATTGCGACCTCTAGGGGTGGAGGTGAATAGGCCCCAGCCGAAGCGGTCAGAGAGGGCCGGACGGAGAATGAGGGGGAAGACAGAGGGGCGCCACAAGGCATACTCGTCACCAACGGCGCCATCTAAATACATGCCTCGTAATGAATCGGCATTGTCCGCCCCCAAGCAGTAGATCGTGGAACCATTGGTGAAGGTGATCTTTAGCTCTGACTCTGAGGGGGGTTTGGCCCAATAGGGCTGGGAGAACTGCTTAAGATAGGCCCACGCGACACGCTTCGCCTGGGTAAATGTGGGGCCTATGTATGCGTATTGTGGGTCGGGTAGTGATAAGGGTGTCCGGGCGGCAAGGACAAGGTCATTGGCGACAGCTACCGTCTTGCCCGCCCGCCGGTGAGTAACAGCTATACCCCACCGTTGCTGACGATTGTGTAGGGGGAGGAATGCCTGACGCGGCTGGTAGCTACGCGCTGTCGCCATCGGTGTCGGGGGAGGAGGCCCCTGAGATATCCTCTGAGATACGCTTCTCCTCTTGGTACGCCAGGCGTCGATCAGTGAGCCATTCGGGCCAGACTTGGGCCGCTACCGTGTGCTGAGGCAGGACGGGGGCCATAGTGGGCAGGATCTGCCTTGCGTATAGTTGGAAGAATTTGGTGGGATTCTTATCGGCCCACATGGCTAGCCGGGGGAGACCACCAATCGCCTCAAACGCGAGGTGGAATGACTCAGCTGCCCGCGTTTTGAGGGTATCGGGGAGGAACACATGATGCAAACCGCGGTCGAGGAGCGCGCGCATGTCTTCCGAGACCGCTGGGGGAGCATCAGGGTCATTCGAGGGGGCCGCTAGGGCGGTCACAAGCTCCGCTAAATTGTGTCTCTGAGCGTCGGACATACGTTTAGGATACTCTGGTCCGGGGGTTCCGTCTACTTTGAACTGGGTTTTCTTTTCTGGCCCCAATTTTTTGAGATTCATATCCAGAGGGATCAGCACAGCGCCCCAACACCCCCACCCGCCTCTTGACCCGGGGGTGTCGATAGTTATGAAACATAACCAAATTAGTTATGAGACATAACCAAATTAGTTATGAGACATAACCAAATTACTTTAGGTGTAAACTATATCGTTATGAATCATAACGACCGTGAGAGAGGCCGTAGGCGCTGTCCATTCAGTTTCCCAGCCTGGGGGTATGGGGTTTTGCTATGGGCACCACTGGGAATCCATAGGTGGGGGATAATCCCATAAGGCCATAAGGCCAAAGCAAAAACCCGGCGCGTAGCGCGTACGGGCATATACGGGGGCGCGTAGCGGACGCATAGTTTTTAACTATTGGACTTATTGGCCTTATTGGGACTATCTCCCTTGGCCGCCCCATAGGCCCAAACTATTCCCATAAGCCCATAGACAATGCCTATCGGCCCCCCGACATAACCCTTTCAAAAATAGGACTTGCCCTCCCGGTCAAAAATAGGCTATAATCTCTGTACGGTGGACGGGGCGCTAGGTGCCCTGCCCCCGGACCCCCCCGGGGGAAGCCCAAGAAACCCTACGCTTCCCTCGGGTATTGTAAATCGGTTATAATTGTAACTCCTAAACTGAAAGTCTAAAATGGCTAAAAAGCGTCCCGCTCCCGTCCTCGCCCCCGTTGCCCTCGAAACCACCGAAGGCCCCACCACGTCCGAAAATCAGGAGACCTCCATGTCCCTCGCCCCCGAACTCGCCCCCGAGCTCACCCCCGAAGAGCAAGTCGCTCTCGACACCCGTATCGCGGCTTACGAAGCCGAATCGGCCCCG